TTGGTCTCCTTTTGGTGCAATATTACCTTGTGCCGATGGTGTAACTTTCATAGTCCTCCACACCATAGCAACACCATACAATGCACCAACAACGAGACAAGCTCCTGTAATCCATTTCACATGTCTGTCCCGATATAACTTGAATATTGCAGGCATAGCGTCATTCTCAGCTGCTGCTTCGTTGTACAATTTCTTCTTTTCGAACTTCACTACATTAGCAATTGCAATACAGTTAGGAACTATAAGAATAAAAAACAACGGAAAAACACGTCCTGCTAGAACTATCAAAATCATGATAATAATATGATTGAGATAAGTTCTACGTATCCGCTCGGTTAATTCTTGTTGTCGAGACCATAAAATGACATTCTCACACCAAGTTTGCTTTAACCAATCAGCGGGTATCCAATTAGTCCATCGTGTCCATCGGGATGTTTCTAGCCATTCTAAACGAGCAATGAGAAATTCAGTAGTACGTTCCTCAATCTCGTTTGTCCAGTAAGTAAATTTGGGCATATATTTGTAACTCAATACCCTACCATACCTAATAAGAGCGGATGCCATTACTTCACCTAGTTGTGGATGATACACATTACAATCAGTACACAACAATGGTTCCTGTACACAACTTGTAAAGTGTGTTGTATTACATGTTGTGCAAAATCCACGCTTTGGACATTTTAAACTCTTACGCAATACGCGATTGTGAAGAGCATCACAATTCCCACAATACGCTGAGGTCTTAATTCCAGCAGGGCATCGTTCCGATGCCCTAGGTAAAAGCTTGGCATTCTGTTTTTGGGCAGAAAATATTGGAAATTGAATTTCCTGCTCTGCAGTACTATCCTCTAAAATGTCAGGATTAAGGACATCACCTGGTTCAGGAATACTATCTTGTTCTGATCTCTCGCAACAACAAACATCGGGTGTCGGTAAACGACAAGTTTTGCAAAGAGTCATTTGCTCAGCAATATTATTACTTCGCGCAACTATGTTAGCCTGCGCTTTGAAAAATTTCCCTGAGTCATGTTTCACAAAACGAATCAATTCTGGCAACCCGATATTAATTAGTGGTTTACCATTGTAAGATATAGTTTCCCATCCAATACCTGCGACTCCATTCTTGGTCTTTGGTGTAACCGGAAATGCTCGTTCGACAGTAATATCCCATAGATCAGGGCAACGCCACATACCACCTTCAACATACAAATGAGGACAATGTTCACGAACTTTGTCATCATCTAGCATACTGTAAGTGGCATACTGGGGTTTCACCTTCACTGTGAGAGTAATTCTATCACGTCGAGCAATAGATGCAGGTTCATTCGAA